TCGGCCCAATCTATGTTGACGCTATGGTTCAACAAGGCATGATGAAGGTTGAGATGGTAGGCGCTGACGGTAAGCCAGCAGTATAATCGACTATAGTTGACTATAAAGGGAGCCTAGTGCTCCCTTTACTTTTTGGGCTAAATACTAGATTATGCCTACTAAAAGCCCTATTATCGATGACTCCCAAGACCCTGGAATCAACAGACAGCCTGCCCAGACCAACACTCGTGTTCAAAAAGTAAACCCTAGCAAGAACATCGATAACGTTGAAAGTCGCTTCTCAAGCTATATGTTCAACGTAAAGAAGGACAAGGCAGATTCACGTGACTATATCTTCAAGGCATTCCCACTCAGAGGCGCTCCCAAGTCAGTTGATCTTAGAAAGTATTGTGGCTTAGTGGAGGATCAAGGCGCCCTAGGTAGCTGTACTGCTCAAGCAACCAGTAGTGCTATGGAGATGTTGCTGTCAAAGCTAAACAAGTCAGTAGAAGTAAGTCGCCTATTCATTTACTACAATACTCGTCTGTTAGAGGGTACTGTGAATCAGGACAGTGGTGCTTACTTACGTGATGCTGTAAAAGCTGCCAACAAATGGGGCGCCGCCGAAGAAAAACTATGGCCATACAACGCTAGAAAGTATGCTGTCAAGCCTGACTTAGCATCCTACGGTGATGCTAACAAATACAAACTAACAACATACTCTCGTTGCTTGAATCTACAAGCAGTAAAGAACTCACTAGCATTAGGCAACCCTGTAGTAGCAGGTTTATTACTCTTCTCAAGTTTCCTAAGTAAATATACAGAGACTACCGGCATTGTTGCTTACCCAAATGTCAAGCGTGAATACCTCCTGGGCGGTCACGCTGTTGTTATTGTGGGCTATGATGATGCTACTCAGCGTGTGATTGCTAAAAACAGTTGGGGTCCTGGTTGGGGCGACCGAGGATATATGTATATTCCTTATCCATTCATGGATAATCCAACTCTAGCTCAGGATATGTGGTCAATCTCAGGAATTACCCAATGAACATTAACGATATTACATTCAACATCAAAGATGCTGTGTCATTCAACGACAATCTGAACCCACTGCTATTTAATGACGACCATCTTGACAGTAAAGTACGTGACCAGCTATTAACTATTGCTGGTGATTTCTTGTCTCACTTGGGTGTTGATGACCTACACGTTGAGGACGTTATTATTTCTGGGAGTAACGCTTCCTACAACTATACACAGCACAGTGACATTGACGTACACGTTATTGTTGATATGGGTAAGTTAAATAACGATGAAATCTATCGTGAGTTGTTTACCGCTAAGAAGAACCTATACAATAACGAGCATGATATTCTCATTCACGGCTTTGAAGTAGAATTATACGTTGAGGACACTGCCGAGCCTGTGAAGTCTCAAGGCGTATACTCACTAGTACAAGATAAGTGGCTCAAGCACCCGTCTAAAATCACTATGAGAGAGCCAGAAGCAGCGGCCGCCGCTAAGTTCAATAAGTTGTTGTTCCTAGCTAACTTGGCACTCAATAGCAAAGACTTGGACAAGCTAGAGTCCCTACTACAGACTATTAAGAAGTATCGTCAAGCTGGGCTAAACAAGAGCGGCGAAATGAGCATTGAGAACTTAGCGTATAAAGCACTAAGAAGTAATGGCATCGTTGATAAGCTATATCGTCTAAAGGAAAAACTACACAGTCACAAGCTATCCTTAAGAGAAATCGAGCTAAATGAATGTAGTGGCTACATTCCTAGTGAATCGGAGAAGGACGATCCTCGTTGGGAGCGTGCCTTGTCAGTGGATGTCAAGCCTAATACTATGAAACTAGCTGCCAAAGCTATGGGATTAGGTAATATTGCTCGTGATGGACGTCCACAACAGAACCGAACAGACGGCAAGTTCAGGAAATGATAAATACTAGTATCTTAAGGATACTAGTACCATGTCAGACATTAAAAACACCCTCGACCTACTCACAAAATTAGAAGAAAGCACAGTTGCTGGCGGCGTAGCGCCAGTCTCTGCTCCACTTGGCGCTCAGAAGCAAGTCAAAGAAAGTGGACCAGAAGCCGCGCCAAAAGCAGGTCGTCTAAAGTGGGGTGATTGGGCTAATGATGACCTAACACCATCAACAAAGCCTAAAAGTCACGTCCGTACTAAGCAAATTAAAACAAAAAAGGGTGAATAATGAGTACGTCAAGCGTTGATCCTAGAGTCATTGTTCCTCTAACTGGAGCTCCAGAACAAGTCAATCAGGTAATGGAACAGATTGGTGAAGGCACTGCCATCTTCACTACAGATAAGAACCTATATGTTACTGAAGTTACACAAACTACAGTTAATCAAACGTTCGACCGAACATTCCAGAATGTTGCTCAAACAATCAACAACATTCAAAACTATCCATCTGGAGCTATCAATGGCTTAATTCAGCTAAACAACGGTGCTAACTTTAGCTCTACTACACAACTACGATGGCTAAGCAGTAGCTCTATCTTATCAATAGACGGTAACGTTGAAAGTCGCGGTCTAAGTATCATCGGTGCTGGTGCTATCAATTCTTTTGACCTTGGCATCTCTAACAGTGCTACAATTCAACGACTAGAAACAGTCATAAGTGCTAACTTAGGTGATGTAAGTCGTGTGTCAATCGCTGGTGGTACATTAAGTGCTGGTCTATCATCACAAGCAGATGCTTTCTTAAAGACTGATGGTGCTGGTACTCTATCATGGGCTACAGTCAATCATGTAGCTAATGGTAACTATGCTAACTTTGTCGGTCAAGTCGTAGACCCAGCTCAACCTAATATCGTATCTACTGCTAGTAATCTAACAGTAGGCTCAGTCGAACTAGTTGGCAGCGGGGCTGAGCCAGTCATTACCGGTTCAGCCGGCACTAATGTTAGTATTGGTGCTACTAGCGGCGGCGCCAACTACTTCATGGTACTTGATATCAACGGCGAAGTAGCACTACCTACAACAACAGCGTCAATCAGTGCTATTAAGAATGATACCTTGCCAGTAGCAATCAAATCATCTACTAGCAGATACACATTCAACCCAAACAATACAGCTAACCTAGCAAACTTAGTAGTAGCAAACTACTTTTCAGGCGTAATTGATACTTTATCAAATGCTCAGCCTAACATTACATCTCTAGGCACACTAACAACTCTAACAGTTGCTAATACCAGTGCTACGGGCAACATTACTAGTGATAACGCTAACTTGGGTAACCTAGTAACAGCCAACTTCGCCAACTTCGCCAATACAATCACAGCTAACTTAGCAAACGTTGCTAACTTAGAAGTACAGGGTGAAGCAAACATCTTAACTGCTAACATAAGAGATATTATTGCTAGTGGTAACGTAGTAGTTCAAGGTAACTTCTCAGTCACTGGCACTACAGTAACAGTCAACACATCAACTCTACAAGTTTCTGATCCTATCATCAACATGGGCGCCGCTAGTGGCACATCATTGAGTAGTGATGATGGTAAAGATCGCGGTACAGTTCTACACTACTATGATGCTAGTTACAAGCAGGCATTCATGGGTTGGGATAACTCTAACGCTGAGTTCGTATTCTCATCCGATGCTACTATGGTAAGCGATGTTGCCACAATCAACACACTAGGTAACATTCGTGCTAACTATATTCTAGCTAAAGTAGCTGGTGACCTAACAGGTAACTTAGTAAACGGTAACAGTAGTGTAAACGTAGCAGCCAACAGTAATGTTGTTATCTATGCTACAAGTAACGCTACAGTAGATATTCACGGTCTGGGTATGGAAATTGTAGGCACTGCTAACTTCAGTGGTAACATCTCTGCCGCTAACGTGAACGGTGGCAACTTAGTAACAGCAAACAACTTCACTGGTAACTTAGTAAGTGGCACAAGTAAAGTCACAATGGTCAGCGGTGGTAACGTGTCTCTAACAGCAGGTGCCATTACATCAGTGATAGCGACTACTACCGGCGCTAACATTGTTGGCTCTCTACACGTAACTACAACAGCTAATATCGTAGGTGACCTCACAGCAGGCAACTTAGTAACAGCAAACAACTTCACTGGTAACTTAGTAAGTGGCACAAGTAAAGTCACTATGGTTTCTAGTGGCAATGTAACTATCACATCAGCTGGTAATGCTACAGCAGTTGTTACTGGCACTGGTGCTAATATTACGGGTAATCTAGCAGTAACTGGCAACATAACAGCTACAAACTTCACAGGTGTCCTACTCAATGGTACATCAAACGTAACAGTAGACTTGAACGGCAACGTTCGCTTCAACGTAGGCGGCACTGCTAACGCGGCACAAATATCTAGTACTGGCCTAACAGCTACTACACTAAACGCCACAAACGTAAACGTATCTACTGCTATCAACACAACAAGTACAGGCTTCTTGATTGCTAACGCTAATGCTACAACAATCAACATGGGCGGTGCCGCAACAACTATCAACTTAGGCGCCGCGACTGGCAATACAGTCATCAAGAACAACGCCTACATCGTAGGTGAAGTTCTAAGTAATGCCTCTACATTCAAGATCGGTAGTACTAGTGATGATATCGAAATAGGTAAATCAACTACAAGTACTGTTAGAGTAATGAATGACCTAATTGTTACCGCCAATATCGATGGCGTAAACATTGTAGGTTCAGGCAACGTTGATGGTGCTATCGTAAATGCTACTACAAGAATCGTATCAACAGGCACAGCTAACATCACTGGTGTTGCCAATGTGGGCTCACTAGTAACTACTGGCTTGGCTAATGTAGGTTCATTAGCAGTTACGGGTACAAGTAATCTAAATGCTGTTGGTAATGTTACAATCACTGGTGGTTCTAATACTCAGTTCCTACAAACAAACGGCAGCGGTGTCCTAAAATGGGCAGATGTTCAGTGGGGTAACGCCTCAACTGGTATCGCTAACAAAGTGGGCACTAATGGTCCAGAAGATATTGGCTTAGGTAAGAACGCTAAGCCAGGCGCTAACTCAGTATCTGTTGGTAACAATACAGGCTCTAATACTGACGAGACAGTTTCTATTGGTTATAACGCCGGTGGCACAGGTCAGAATAACAAAGCTATCGCTATTGGTAGTGGCGCTGGTGCCTCAGGTCAAGGCCTAAACTCAGTTGCTATTGGTAGTGGCGCTGGCGCAACGAATCAAGGCACAACCGCGGTCGCTATCGGTCCTAGTGCTGGTACTACAAGTCAACATGATAACTCTATCATCATCAATGCTACAACCGGCGGCCTAAACTCCGCTCAAGCAAGTTCTTTATTCGTCAAGCCAATCAGAACAGTAGGTTCTATTGCGGCTAACGACCACACTAATAATGGGTTCACCCTTCAGTTATGGTACAACCCAACAACGGGAGAAATTGGCGCCTTCACTGCCTGATCCTAATAAATAAACTATCACAGAAAGAAACCCATGAGATTTAAGAATATTGTACAACTTCAAGAACAACGTCAAGCAGAACATCTGATGCTAATCGAAGCTAAGGTCACTCGTGAGTGGTCAACAGTAGGGCGAGTCCTACTAGAATACAAACTAACACCTCAACAGATTGAGCAGATTTTTGCTAACGCTGAAAAAGGTCTGACCAAAATGGGTGGTAATCGTACAATGTTGGGTCAGGGTAAAGATGCTGTTGCCGCTGTCAACAAAGCATGGGAAGACCTCAAGACACAAATGCAAAATAGTCAGCCTGTTGCCAACTTCGATAAGAAAGTAAACGATGTTCTAAGCAAGATTGGCATGGGTAATGCTGATCCAGCTTTTCAAAGTAATGTAAGTGGTTGGGTTCAAGGCTATCGTAATTTTGCTAAAGAGCATCCTATCGCTCAAGGTGCTATCTACGCTGTTCTAATCGCTTTAGCAGGTTTATCTGGCGCTGGTATCGCGGGCGCGGCAGCACTAGGCTTACTAAAGATGGCTGACCGTGTTCTACAAGGCGACAGATTCACTAGTGCTCTATACAAAGGCGCCAAGACTGGTGGTGCAGCTTATGCTCTAGGTCAACTAAAGAATCACTTTGCCGACCAACCAACAGGCCCGGCTGTACAGTCACCAAACCCATCAGAACAATTCAATGACTACACAGTTGCTAAAGGTGACACTTTAAGTCAGATTGCTAAAGACAACGGCGTTAGTGTTGACGCTCTAATGAAGTCTAACCCAGAAATTACTAACCCAGATGTTATCAAAGCTGGTCAAGCAATCAAAATTCCTCTAGGCGATGAGTTCGTAACAGGTAACCCATATCAAGGCGGCGTAGGCACTGCCAGTGATACAATGAAGAAGATTGCCAGTGGCGAATATACACCTAGTGAAATCAGCACAAATGCCGCAGCAAAGGCAGCAGGCAAGGCAGCAACTCAAGCCGCTGACACAGCCACAGACGCCGCTATGAACGCTCCTATTCCAGCTGACCAAGCTCCGATGTACCAAGCAGATGCTGACCAATATGATGATGGCGCTTCTCAATTAGGTCAAAATGCTGACATGACTAAAGTAGCAGATACCAATCAGGGTCGTCTAAAGATGAATCAGTGGCGTCAAGAAACAGGTAGCCCTAACGCTAAGCCAGATGTTCCTACCGACTCTGCCCCAGCGCCAGACGCTTCATCAGCAGTACAGGGCGGTTCACCATCACTATCTTTAAGTGACACTGGTAACGGCATCAAGGGTGACTTGACTCTGCCAGATGGTAGTACAGTCCCAGCACAAGCGTTCCCAGCAGACGGTATGCAACCACGTATGCCATTCGGCTCAGAGAAAGTAACAGTAGAACTCAACGGTCAGAAAGTTGACGCTTGGGTTTACAACGGCAAAGCATACATCAAAGACTTTGATACTAACACACTAAAAGCACCAGCACCTCAAATGCCAGCTTCTACTGGTAGTCCATTCTTTGATAGAATGAATAGAGCCGCCGCCAATGGTGTGAGATTACGAGAGTCAGCAGTACCACGTATTAGAAATCTAACAGAGAGTGAGCTAAAAGCAATTTTCGTAGTTTCATCTAACCAAATGTTCAAGCGTCAAGCTATCAACGAAGGCGTTTGGGATTCCATCAAGGGTGCCGCTGGTCAAGCAATGGACTGGGCAAAGACAAAAGGTCACAATCTAACAACTAAGATTACAGCAGACAAACTAAAACAAGCATGGACAGCCGCTGGTAGTCCAACAGATTCCCAGAAAGTTCGTGACTTGTTAGTAGCTCAAGGTGTTGCGGCCCAAGTAGCTGATGGTGCTCTAAAATCAGTCGCTACAGTTCGTGGCAAGAGTACACAAGATCGTAGAGCGGCGGCACAAGGTTTCGGTCCAGATAAAGCCCAACAACAAGGCTCAGCCGCGATCGGTCAAATGGCTAGTCAACTATCACAACAGCCTCAAGCCCAACCACAAGCACAAGCTCAAGCCAATGAGCCACAAGAATGGGGAAATCAGGAATTACGTGACTTGCATATGGCTGCCGGTGGAACATTCGACGGCCAGACTGGCAAGCCAATTCCAGTAGAAAGAAACACACAACGTGCTTCTACTCAGACATGGGGCGGTCAAGCACAGCAGGCTCAGCCAGCTCAACAATCACAAGGCACTTCATACGAAGTAGGTAGTAAGAAGGCAGTGCCAGCTCAGCAACAATCACAAGGTTACTCTTCACGCGGTATCGCTGGCATGGACGCCGCGCCAGCTTCTCAAGCTCAACCAGGCTTCATGCAAAGTAAAATCAAGAAGGGTGGTTGGACATATCAGCCTGAAATGACAGAAGAAATGATTGCTAGTAGTCTATCTAAAGAACTAGGCGAATTCATGGGCAAGCGCGAAAAGAAGGAAACAGGTCTAAAGAGTGAACGACTACGAGCAACAGACTCTCTACAGACTGCTAAAGACAAAGCGGCCCTAAAAGCAAAACACGGTAAGAAATAATATGTTAGCAGAACAACTCAAAATCATTCAAGCAAGTTCGGTCTCTTTCTACTTGAAAGCTAAGAACTTTCATTGGAACGTAGAGGGTAAAAACTTCCGTGAGTATCACGGTTTATTCGATGAAATCGCTGATGAAGTATTTGACAACACAGTGGACAGAGCCGCCGAGTTTGTTCGAGTACTCAATCAATATGCTCCTGGTAGCCTACTCCGTATGAGAGAATTATCTATCATCGAAGACCAAACTAAAGTACCACGTGCCGAGCTAATGATTCAAGAGCTATACGCTGACAATGAGAAAATGTCTGCTATGCTAAAACAAGCATTTACTATTGCTGAAGAAAATAATGAACAAGGCATTGCTAACTTCATCGCTGAACGAATCGATGCTCATGGTAAGCATAGCTGGTTCTTGCGCAGTATCCTAAAAATCGAACGAGAATAAGAACACCCTACCTTAGGACCTTTACGGTACTCCGGGTGACCCGCCTGCTGGGTTGAGAACGTGGGAGTCGTGCCCCAACACTCAAAAGTGAGGACTATTTTGGAACAACTGCTACACAAAAACTATTGACTCTTTGACATCCTGTGCTATACTAAATCATTGTCTAACACTAAGGAGTAAACAATGTCAAATGACGCCATGGACGTAAGCGGTAATTACCAAGAAGAAAATGTAATTTTTTCTGGTGACCAAAAAATCAAACTAAACCAAATCATGAAAGAAGGTATGCAGGTTCTACACGAAGTAGATACCCTCACCGAAGGCTTGAACGACACTATCAAAGCTGTCGCGGAAGAGCTAAACATCAAACCAGCTATCCTCAAGAAAGCTATCAAAATTGCCCACAAAGCAGAATTCGGTCAGACCCAACGTGACCATTCAGTACTCGAAACCATTCTAGAAGCAACCGGAAAGACTCTCTAATCTATGTACGTTGATGCTCATCACGACAGAGATAAGGATATTATTCACGTTGTAGAACGTGATAAGAATGGTCGCAGAGTCTTCCAGCAATATTCTCCAAACTACACATTCTACTTTGCTGACCCTAGAGGCAAGCATCGTGGTGTTGATGGCGAATCATTGACCAGATTCACGACTAACAAACGTCAAGAGTTTCAAAAAGAACTCCGTATTCAATCTAAGAAGCGAATCTATGAGGGCGATATCAATCCAGTATTTCGTTGTCTTGAAGACAACTATCTAAACGCTGATGTACCAACTCTAAATACTTGCTTCTTCGACATTGAGGTAGACTTTGATAAAGAACGCGGCTTCGCTCCACCCGAAGATCCATTCAACAAAGTTACTGCCATCACTTTGTATCTAGATTGGGCTGACGCTCTTATCACACTCTGTATACCACCAACTCACATGAGTCCAGAGACCGCTCAGGAAATCGCTGGCCAATTTGAGAACACATATATCTGTAAAAACGAAACAGAAATGTTCAATATGTTCTTTGACGTTATTGAAGATGCTGATGTACTTACAGGTTGGAACTCATCCGGCTTCGATATTCCGTACATGGTCAATCGTATTACCAGAGTAATGAGCAAGGACGATACTCGTCGATTCTGCTTGTGGAAACAACTTCCTAAGAAACGTAAGTTCATGAGGTTTGACCAAGAGCAAGAAACGTTCGACTTGATTGGCCGTATTCATATGGACTATCTTGAACTATACAAGAAGTACAACTACGAATCACGCCACTCATATAAGTTGGACTTCATCGGCGAGATGGAAGTCGGTGAGAATAAAACAGTTTATGAAGGTACTCTAGACCAGCTTTACAACAAAGACTGGAAGAAGTTCTTAGAATACAACCGTCAAGATACGATGTTGCTATTCAAGATTCACGACAAGTTGAAGTTTCTTGACTTGGCGTGTAGTATTGCTCACCAAAACACAGTTCTCCTACAAACAGCAATGGGTTCTGTGGCACTGATTGAGCAAGCAGTTATTAACGAAGCACACTCACGTGGCTTAATTGTACCTAACAAACAAAGGGATTTTGATGACTATGACAGCGAAACTGGAGAAGCAGAAGACGGGGCGGTCGGTGCCTACGTTGCTTATCCCAAAAAGGGAATGCACGAGTGGATCGCCGCGGTCGACCTTAACTCACTCTACCCGTCAGCTATCCGTGCTCTTAACATGGCCCCGGAAACCATTATCGGACAACTCAGGCCAGTTCTCACGGACAAGTATATCTCCGACAAAATGAAGAATCCTAAGGTATCATTTGCCGCCGCTTGGGAAGGCGTATTCGGTTCACTCGAATATACAGCCGTCATGAACCAAGAGCGTGGCACAATGATTACCGTTGACTGGGAAAAGGGTGGTAGCGATGAACTATCAGCAGCCGAAGTATGGAAGCTAATCTATGATAGCAACCAACCATGGATGTTGACTGCTAACGGTACTATCTTTACATATCAGTTCGAGGGCGTTATCCCTGGTCTACTTACTAAGTGGTACTCAGAACGTAAAGACCTTCAGAAGAAAGCTAAGAATACTACTGACAAAGCAGAGTTTGAATACTACGACAAGCGCCAGCTAGTTCGTAAGATTCTATTGAACTCAGCCTACGGCGCTCTCTTGAACAAGCATTGTCGTTTCTATGATAAGCGTATTGGCCAGTCAACTACTCTCAGTGGTCGACAGATTGTTAAGCATATGTCAGCATATCTAAACGAAGCGATTGCCGGCGAGTATGACCATACTGGTGAATCAATCATCTATAACGATACTGACTCTGCTTACTTCACAGCTTGGCCCACTCTAAGCAAAGATCCAGAAATGGCAAAATCGTGGAATAAAGAAGTTGCTATCGAAATCTATGACCAATTAGGTGAATCAGTTAACCAATCTTTCCCTGAGTTTATGGAACGTGCTTTCCATTGTCCGCGTAAGAATGGTGAGATTATCAAAGCTGGTCGAGAAATCGTAGCCGATCGTGGCATCTTCGTTACTAAAAAGAAGTACGCGGTAAACGTGTACGATAAAGAAGGCAAGCGTAAAGACAGCGCCGGCAAAATGGGTGACGTTAAGGTAACTGGTTTAGATATCAAGCGTAGTGATACGCCTAAGTTCATTCAAGATTTCTTGATGGGCGTACTAACTCAAGTACTAGCAGGTAAGCCTCGTGAAGGTGTCGTATCTACTATTCGTGAATTCAAAGAACACTTGCAAACTCTCCAACCATGGGAGAAGGGTTCGCCAAAGGGCGTGAAGAAATTGACTTCCTACGAAGAAAAGGTAGCAATGACCAATCAAGCTCAGTTTGGTAAATTCGCGGAAAAGGTAAATATGCCTGGTCACACTCGTGCTTCAATGAACTGGAACTATCTACGTAAACTAAATGGTGACAACTACACCATGAAGATTGTGGATGGTATGAAGATAGTTGTTTGTAAACTCAAGGATAATCCTCTAGGCTTCACATCTATCGCTTATCCAGTTGATGAATCACGACTACCAGACTGGTTCAAATCCATGCCATTCGATGATGCCGCTATGGAACAGGCACTTGTCGATGAAAAGATTGAGAACATTCTCGGTGTTCTTAACTGGAAACTAAGAGACTCTACTAACATTCGTAGTACGTTCGAAACCTTGTTTAGCTTCGAGTGATACATCCAAAAGATGTTGACATTCGTTCTAAACACTGTATAATTAACTATATAAAAGGAAAACTTTAACATGAAAGATCATTTAAAAGATATCATTGCTCATACCAGTAAGATGGGTTTCATCGACCTAATCAAAGTTACAGGTGATGCTAATGAAACAAAAATTAACGCAATTGCCGAAGACCGTACGGTCATCATCAGTGGTAAATTCAAGGCACCACACGCCGACTTCATCGGTACATTCGGTATGCCCAATCTAGCTAAGCTAAACACTATTCTAGGCTTCGAAGAATATGACGAGAACTCAGTTGTTGAAATGAAGCATCAACAAGTTGAGGGTGAAGATGTGCCTAGCTCTATTCACTTTGAAACTCAGATGGGTGACTTCGTTAACGACTATCGCTTGATGAGCCAGACAATCGTTGAAGATAAAATCAAGCCAGTCAAGTTTGCAGGTGCCACATGGAACGTTAGCTTTGAGCCATCAGTTCTAAGTATTGGTCGCCTTAAGAAACAAGCAGCCGCTAACGCTGAGGAATCAACGTTCGTTACCAAGACTGATAACGGTAACCTCAAAGTAACATTCGGTGATGTATCATCACACAGCGGCAACTTTGTATTCGAGTCAAACGTTACAGGCACATTAAACAAAGCTTGGGCATGGCCAGTCAAACAGTTCCTATCAATCATGGATCTACAAGGCGACAAGAAAGTTCACATCAGTGATCAGGGCGCTATGAAGATTACGGTCGATAGTGGTACAGTTGAATACGAATATCTATTACCAGCACAACAACGCTAAACCATGATTAAGAGTATCAACACTGGTGGTAGATACATTGAAGTTCTAGGAGGGTCGTCAACTGGTGGCCCCTCTAGAAACTACGGTTCATCTAATCATATGCAAGGGCAGATGATGTATGACCTAGAAGCACAATGTATCAAAGTATACGATGGGCAAAACTGGATCATTCTACACGGCTCTAATACTACCGTCAATTTATCATACGAAGCGGAATCTCTACTCAATTGGACACGACAAAAGCGTGATGAAGAACACCTACGTCAGAAAATAGTTGAAGAATTCCCACAACTCAAAGAAGCATCTGATGACCTACAGAAGTTTCAAGAGCAGTTTGAAACGTTGGTAACTCTTGCTCAGGCACATAAGAAAAAGGAATCAGTATGATTGAACAACAAAGAGCAATGGCTTTACTAGAACAACGGGTTCGAGTAATTGGCAAAGCAGAAAAGTTTTACGGTGTAACAATGGACTTCAATGGTATTGAGTTCATGTTAGACTTAGAATCACGTACCGGAGACACTATTGACTTCGGTACTATCAGAAAAGCAGTAGTCGACCATCTAGACACACTAGACAAGACTACTACTCCAACCTTTGAGGAACTTGTTGACGGCATCTACAATGCCGTAGGACAAGCATACTCAGAGCGTGATGTTATCATCAGTGCTTACAACCGTGACACTGGTATTAGCTTCACGAAAAACTACTTTTTATTTGAACCCTCCCTAAAGATCGCTATTTAAAGGAAAACAAAATGGCAAAGCAACAAGGCACCTTCTCCACTAACCATCGTCTATTCAATGACCTAGACCTCTATCGTGAGTTCTGTGTCGAATACGGTTATAATTTCGACCCAACGGCTATGAACAACATGAAGAACTATTCGTTCCAACAGTTCTCTAAGTACGCCGCCGGCAAGAACTTTAAGGATCAGTGGGCAGAAGACGCTCGTAAATTTGGATGTAACATCTAATGACTAAGCCCGTTGAACGCTCACAATATTACGACTTGTATTTTGTGGTCCAGAAGTCCGCTACTGGATCATTCAGCCTGATCGGACCAGGTGAGACGATCAACGGGACCTTCTTGGGCACAGGTGTATACACTAAAATGAATGATGCCCAACAAGAGCAAACAGTACAACTCTTGAAGGGCAATCGTGCTGAAATTTTTCATATCGAATATCCCGTATGATTTTCAATAAAATTAAAGAACTAAAAGACCAAGGCAAGACCATTGGCATTACATTCTCGACATTTGATATGCTACACGCTGGTCATATCGCTATGTTGAGCGAAGCTAAGAATCATTGTGACTACTTAATCGCTGGCTTACAAACAGACCCAACGATTGACCGTCCTGATACTAAGAACAAACCTATTCAGTCGGTAGTAGAGCGCCAGATTCAACTAAGTGCTTGTCGCTTTGTTGATGAAATCGTTGTTTATCAAACTGAACAAGACCTGCGTGACTTGATCCTTATTCTACCCCTAGATGTTAGAATTCTAGGCGTAGAGTATCAGAGTCAGGATTTCTCAGGCCGCAAAGAGTGCACCGACAGAGGCATCAAGTGTATCTTCAACAGTCGTGACCACTCGTTCTCAAGCTCCAGCCTCAGGAAACGAGTGGCAGAAGCTGAACAATCCAAAACAACTTGACACAAACCTATGGGAGTAGTACAATAATGACTATGACTACACACACTACACCCAAAATTGGTTTCGCTTGTAAATGGATCGACAACGATGGTCAACTAGAAGGCGTGTCTGCTAAGGACGATGCTAAGAAATACAACACCGGCACTACTACTGTTGCTTGGCTCTCTCGCCAATCTAAAGCAGTAGCTGAGGAACGCCTGTGGGATTTGATGAAGGGTAACATCGAAGCTACCCGCAAACTTATTACTAGAGTAGGAGAACTCGATGAAGGTCTACGCATGGTACGTCTTAGCAGTGACATCCTGCCTGTTTACACTCATGCCGATTGGCGCTATTTTTGGCAGTTACCAGATGTTCGTCAATACCTCGAGCGGCACTTCGCGGATGCTGGTAGCATTGCTCGTGAACGTGGCGTCCGTCTTAGTTTTCACCCTGGCCAGTTTACTGTACTTGCCTCTGATAATCCAGGCATCGTTGAAACTTCAATAGAGGAATTCGAGTATCATGTTGACATGGCGAGATTCATGGGCTATGGCCAGAAATTCCAGGACTTCAAAATCAACGTACATATCTCAGGACGGCAAGGTCCTGCGGGTATTCGTCGTGCCTATGACAGGCTCTCGCCGGAAGCAAAGAATTGTATTACTCTCGAAAATGAAGAAAATGCGTGGGGTCTAGATGATTGTCTCTCTCTTAGCGATATTATACCTACTGTTCTTGACATCCACCATTATTGGATTCGAGAAGGGTCTTACGTGGATCCTAGCGATGCCAGAATTGCACGGCTGCTTGACGGCTGGCGCGGGGTACGTCCTGTCACACATTACTCCTACTCACGTGACGAACATCTTCCCGTAGACTTCAAGCACGACACCATGCCTGACTTGACTACCCTTGTAGAAAGCGGTCACAAGAAACAAAAGCTACGTGCTCACAGTGACTTCTACCCTAACAAGGCAGTCAACGACTATGCTCTATCGTTCTTAGCGCACAGCGACATTATGTGTGAGTCTAAGGGCAAGAATCTAGCATCAATCGCACTTTACGAAAGTTTAGGAGCAAAGTAATGGCAGCTTGGTTCGGCGTAATCATGTTAGCAATGCTCGGCCATGTTGGCTGGGCGTTTATCTTAATCGTTATCATTGCACTGACGGAGTAAACAAATGCAGAGGTTTCGAGGGCATCTGTATGAGACTGTCCATAATTGGCATCCCGTTATCATTACGGGTCCAAAGGATTTCTACAATAAAATAGTTCATCTACCATCATGGCTATCAGAGCATTGCCCTAATTGTGATGAAGATTATGATGCTTATGTTTACGCTGGTGATTCTCTTATGGATGATAGTCACAGAACTATTTACTTCTTTCGGGATGAAGCAACAGCTATCTTATTTGCCCTACGGTGGTCGTAATGTATTGGTATAAAACTCCAGATGATGCTCCTGAATTTGGCGCTTGGTCTAATCGAATCAAATGGTGTGAAGAGAATTGTCATGGCACGTGGAAGTACAAACTACATGGCACATTTCAATTCTACAGCGAAGCAGACTACACCCTATTCTTATTGAGATGGACAGGTTCATGAAACAATATGGGTTAGCTATCGAGAGTTGGGGGCATCCTCGTAAGCTAACAGTCACAAAATGGTTAGAGGCAAACTTCGGACCAGAAGGTGAACGTTGGGGTACTCAATATGACTACGGCCTTGATAACTTGTACATGGACGAAGATGTTTACCTTATCTACTTGCTAAAATGGACATAAAATTTCAACACACACCTGGCAAGAGATACCCATACAAATGGTACTACTCACCACAAGGTTCAGAGTTCAGCAACGTGATGAAGTGGACATACGATACGTATGGGATCCCAGGAGACAGATGGGCTTGTCACGGTGGTTTGATGATGTTTAGTACAGAAGAAGACGCATTACTTTTTACATTGAGGTGGGCATGAACTTACAAGCAGTAATAAAAATGGTACAGAAACAGTATCGCCATGAAGGCCCGAATGTGGCGTTCTTGACTGGTGCTGAGCGATACGTTTCTGGTGATCCAAAAATTGATTCACACTTACATTACCTAGAAACCAATTACGGCTTGCGTGTACACTTGAGTCACGATTACGGCCAGATTGAACGATACGAAGTCATTGACGAGAACTTGTATACTATCTTCCTACTCAAGTGGGCATGAAGATAGTATGGGGCAGAAGTATAGGTTGGAACATCGACCTATGGAGCATGAAGAAGTTGACACAAACCATGGACTACACTATAATTACAGACGGAGCAGATTGTTACCCGTGGACAGAAACTTTCGTTATCTGGCCAAGAAGATCGGTAACAGGTCAGCCCTTATTTTGGACAAAAGCATACAAGCGTAGAGTGTGGATAATGTGGGGCACCGGCTTTCACATGGAACCTGAAACACAATACGCTACTG